CTAAACTTAGGAGTGCTGCAAAAGCCACGGCTATGGTACAAATAAATCACCTCCGGCAAATCTCCGCACGTGGCAAGATGGGCGAGGCTATACGCTTTATCCACGATGTCATCGACTGCGGCGATAAACTTATAGTATTTGCTTTCCACAAGTCTGTGATTACGGAAGTGATGAAATCATTCCCCGGCTGTGTTTCCGTTACCGAGTCTGATACGCAGGAGCAGAAGCAGGTGGCGATAGACAAGTTTCAGAATGACCCGAAATGCAATCTAATCGCCCTCAACTACAAATCAGGGGGCGTAGGCATTACCCTGACAGCCGCGTCAAGAGTGCTATTCATAGAGTTCCCCTGGACTGCATCGGATTGTGAACAGGCGGAATGTAGGGCCCATCGAAATGGTCAGAAGAATGCGGTCAACTGTTACTACCTTCTTGCCCGCAACACTATTGACGAAAGGATTCTCGAGATCATACAGAAAGAACGTGATGATTCCAGCGTAGTAACTGGCGCCGACAACAATATAGAGGAGCGCATCGTGGATATGGCTCTTCGCCACTATAAAGACAAACATAAAATTTGAGAATATGACAACCGTAAGAGAGAAGATTTTCCTGCGCATGAAGGAACTTGGCGTTAAGCAGGTTGAACTCAGCGAGAAGGTAGGCATAAAGACGCAGAATCTTTCGGCCTACCTCAAGGGCAACCGCACAATTCCTTTCGATGTGCTTGAGAAGATTTGTATGGTGCTTGGCCTGACCCTCGGCAACACCGATGAAGTTTATAACCCGACAAAGACGACTACAAATGTTCAGAGAGAAGATTAAAGGCAAGATGAACGAGGCCGGTATCACAGTTAAGGACCTGGCCGCAAAGACAAACATTAACCCCAGCACGATTTCGTCATTCCTTGTCGGCAATCGCGCCATCAGCAATGAGAATCTTGACACGATTCTTGAGGCGTTAGAGCTTACGCTGGTGCCGAAAGCCAAATTCTCCTACATGGGAGAAAAACCGCAGATTGACCCCGGATTGAGGGTGTAGGTTCATAGTCAAAGTATTTACAAATTTTACAGTATCCATGAAATAGCCCGAATCGTCAAATATTCCAAAGGTGAATGAGCGCCGTCGATGTCCACGTTTTCAGCAAACAAGCCGAGGCACTTGACTATTTGTCACCAGACAATAGTGAGGTGTCCGAGGTTTTGTATGGTGGCGGAGCGCGTGGAGGGAAGACGTATCTTGGATGCCTTTGGCAGATTATAAGGAGGATAACGATGGCCGGATCCGTCGGCTTCATCTGTCGAGAAGAGAGTGTGAAGCTGCGTGATACGACCGTCGTTACTTTTTTTGAAGTTTTGACTGCTTTACGGCTCAACTCCGTAGTGGAGTTCAACTCGACCCGACTGATAGCGAATTTCTCCAATGGGAGCGTAATCTATTTCAGAGACCTGAAACTTATGCCCTCTGACCCGGAATATGACCGTCTCGGCTCCTATGGCATAACCGACTGCTTTGTTGATGAGGCTCAACAGATATGCGCAAAGGCGATTTCAGTACTCAAAGGCCGTTTTTCTGTATTGAGTGGCAAGAATCCCAATGGCACTACATGGCGTACCATTCCGAAAGCCCTATACACCTGCAACCCACGTCGTAACTGGATATACACGGATTTTGTCAAGCCTGCGAAGATGGGCACAATGGCTCCGCATAGAAGATTCATCAAGTCTCTTCCACTTGATAATCCACATGTGGATCAGGCGTACATCGACAACTTGCTAAAAGCAGACAAGGTAACAGTCCAGCGACTTTACTTCGGGAACTTCGAGTACGACGATGACCCTGCGACGCTTTGTGACTTTGATGCCATCAACGACCTATTCGCCAATGAGCATATACTTCCGAAGCCGGCCCGTTCATGTTCGGCCGACATTGCCACCAAAGGCCATGACCGCTTTGTGGTATGCGTATGGGAGGGCAATGTGTGCCGCTTTGTGGTTGATGAGGTCTATTCGCCCGGAAAGCAAGTGTATGAAACCCTGCGCGACACTCTTATCAAAGAAAAGATACCAAGGTCTTACACTATTGTCGATGCCGACGGTGTTGGAAACTTTCTTGAGAGTTTCCTCCCTGGTATAAAGGAGTTTCACGGCGGCGCCCAGCCCAACAATCGCGAAAAATATGAAAACCTCCGAGCCGAGTGCTATTTCAAGCTGGTCGAGTTAATCAACGAGCGCAAGATTCGTGTAATCTGCAACAGCGACCAGCGGGAACGGTTGATGGAGGAACTTGGCGCATTGAAGCAAGCCTACATCGATAACGATGTCCGGCGTAAGGGTATTATCACAAAGGAAGTCATGAAAATAATCATTGGCCGCTCTCCTGACTACATGGATGCAATGATGATGAATATGTTCTTCCGCAGGATTAAGCAGACAAACGGTGCAAGAATGGCTGTCAAGTCATACAGTACTGAATAAAAACGTGCAGTTGAAACATCGGGAATATCAGATATATCCCTATGCATTATAAGTAAATTTGAACCAATGAAGAATCAACGCAACAATAGACAACGAAGAACGAGGACGCAAAGGCATTATACCTATGGCGAATTTCTCGTATTGTTTCCATGCTGTTCCGTAAGTCATCAGAAAGACCTGTTGGCTACGCTTGATAAAGCTGAGAAGCCCGGCTTCCTATCAGGAGTGGAAGTGCCGGCAAGCCTTAGCATGATTAGTTATGGGAAACTTTATGATATTCGCAACGCCACGGAATCAAAGGATCCAGCCGCTGAGTGCATAAAGATCCTACTGGGTCTGAACGACAAGCAAATTTACACGCTGAATGTATTTGATGTATTTGGCTTTATGAATTTTGTCAAAGAACAGATTTCCAACATCAACAATCTGTTTGCCTCGCTCAAGGTAAATTATTCGTCTGAAGAATTGGCTGCTGGCGTGAAAGATTTGGAATTCGGCTCTTTCGGTGTCCTCGATTGGTATGCCCGCCGCATGGGAATAACCAATCAGAATGAAGTCCGTAATGTGGCGTGGATACGTATCTACAACTGCATGAAGAATGACACGGATCAGAACAACTATGAACGCCGACTTCGTAAACAGTATCAAAGTAAAATCACGAAACGATGAGTAATCCGACATTTGACAGTAAAGAAAAACTCGGTACGGTCGAGGGAAAAATTCGCGCCATAGTTGAGAAAATGGGCGTTAACTATCTTTTCTGTAACTGGGCACAGGCTAACGTGGAGTTCGACAAGATAGAATGCCCGACTATCGTATATGTACTTCCGCCGTCGGGAGACTTCTATTTCTCGTGGCAAGAGGTCAAAGATTACCCCGAAGCACAGATTGCCTTTCTTTGCAGCACGGAGTTCGATTTTGAAAGTGATGAGAATGATGCGCTGATAGAGCAGATGAAACGTCTGTGCATACGTTTCGTTAAAGCTCTCAACGATAGTGGCTATTTTGCACAGATAGAAGGAAAATTGCCGTATCAGGTTTTATATGACCATCTCGACGAAAATGTTACCGGCATTGTTATCACCCCTACTCTTGAAGAAGAAGATGGTGTAAACATTTGTGAAGATGCAGAACGTGAAGACCAAGAAAATACAACTGAATGACCATGGCTGAAATCAAAGAAATATTGACAGAGCATCTTATGGCGATAAAGGCTAATATTGCTGAGCGCATGGCGGCAAATGGCCGTAATGCAAGCGGTCACAGTGTTGCTTCGCTGATCGTCGAGGTAGATGGAAACCATGGAATACTATGGGGTGCAAAATCATTCCTTGTCATGGAAAAAGGTCGTAGGCCAGGAGCCGTCCCTATGGGCTTTCATGAAATCATATATAACTGGGCAAAAGCGAAGGGCATATCGGCTAACGTGAAAGCAGGGCAAAAGCAAACACCAGATAAGGCGTTACGTTCTTTCGCCGGAGCCGTAGCCTACACAATCATGAAAAAAGGCACGAAACTCTACCGGAACAAACAATACAACGACATCTTTTCTACTGTCCTAAATGATGAACTGGAAAAGATGAGTGAAGATTTGGCTATTAACCTGCTTGATCAAATATCAAGCATAAATGAGTATACAGAATGAGGAAGTATTCATCACAGGTCGCTGGGTTAGATTGGGAGGTGGAATATCCAGATAATGTGGTATTCGCATTTAATCCGCTATATTGCATATTGACAGCATCAACATCGTCGTCATTACAATTGGTGTTCAATGTTGTATGCAACGGTGTAACTCGCAGAATAAACGTACAGATGCACAAGGGTAAAACTCGCGTCTATTTCTCTCGGATATTACAGTTGTTCTTCGACGATTACAAGCATTTCCGAACTCTCAGTTTCTCAATAGCCGTGACATTTCTGGGTATCACTGTATTCAGCACATCGCTCTTGGCTATTTGGGGTACGCTCCCATTGGGTAAGAGATACAATGCCTATGGTCTATTTAACTTCTCAGGCAAATCCGAATTTGAGAGGACCAGAATTTGGTTCAAGAAATTTCCGTTCACCGTGTCAATGTTTTCGATAAACAGAAATCCGCAAATAAAATGTTCTTATGATGGAAAGGCTATCGAGTATTCACCTCTTCCCTCAAAACCATCAGGAATTCCTGTTGATGTTGATGCTGAATGGCTAGATTCAGAAGGTAACATCTGCCGCTATGATGCAATTTATAGAGAGTATTATATAACAGACGTGGGAAATGGAAGCGAATATGGTATTTTTGAAATCAATCCAGCAAGATTATTTCCATCTGCTGTTAGAACCGCATCTTTCCGTATCGGAGAGATAGGAACCGTAAATGTTTTTGACAGCACTTTCGATTATACATTCTATCAAAACGGTTTGTCGACGCATATTGTCAATCTAAAAATCTGCGATGACAGTCAAGGTTATTATCTTAGGTGGATAGACCATTTGGGAGAAATACAATACTTTCTTTTCACTAATCGTATAGAAACCGAAAAGAATACCCTATCCTCTGATACAGTTGCAGACATGGAGGAAGTCGGTCCTATGTGTTACCCCCATCATATTCGTGATGCTGAAATTAAATCCAAAACAACATGCAAATGCAGTGCTGTGTCATTATCTCCGGAGATATACGAATATGTCAAGACCATCATCACATCCCCTATCATTGACTTGTATTTAGGTAAGTCTGCATCGGGACGTGAAATATGGGTTCCAGTTTGTATTGTAGCCGCCTCTCATAATTACGATACTGCCAGACCGCTAAATGATCTCGTCATATCATTTACCATGCCTGAGCATAAATCTCAAACCTTGTAAGCCATGAAAGAGGATTTATTTGTATTGACTGATTCCGGCATGGAAAGAATCGATCTGAATGAACCAAGCGGGATTCAGTTAAACTATAAAAGCAATCTATTTGGAGACTTATCTAAAGTAACATGCTCTCATTCATACACGTTCAAACTGCCACTGACTATTAATAATCGTAGGTTATTTGACTTTGCGGAAGACATCAGACATCAGTCAAGTATGATTCGCAAAAGACTCATCGCATCATATTCTCAAAACGGTGTCAATCTGTTCAAAAACGCCAATCTATATATTGAATCCATAGGTAACAGCTATAATGCTATGATGACCTGGGATGTCATTGATGGACTTACTGCTTTGAAAGACAACGACATTTCACTTAGAGAACTTCCCAACGACAACACAGAAACTCAATTTGGCGCAGTAGATGCCGTTGATGAAGCAAGTGCATTTGACAACACGAAACTTGTATTGCGTCCATTATATAACTGCGGTATCCCATATTTCAGATGGAATGTGCCATATATCAAAACGACCGGTAGACAAAGCACAAGCCAATACACATCATTTTACGCATATCCGATGCCTGTGGTTCCTGTATATAAACTTATACAGTTGATTAATTCTCATTTCAGCACAAAATTCAAACTTGGGAAAGCTATAACCACAGGAAACGCCAAATCTTTTGACCCGAAGCATGAGATTATCGAGAAGGGTGTAATACCTCTTGTTGGTAATGATCTTAATTACAATCAGAGGTTACAGCGTAAATGCATTCTTTCAGGGATTAAGTTTACCTATGTGAATTCGACAATTGGCGAAGAAAATGAGCTACATTTCCCTGATGTAATTCAGTTCACGCAGATTAATATCGGTACTCCTGGTGACTATTTTGATATAGGAAGCCTCAAACTCGCAAAACATGACCGAGTGGGCACAAATTATTCAAATGTAGGAGTCAAACCTAAGATAAAAAATATATCCGTTGAATATGACGGCTGTATTCAAGCCAGTTTCCATGATTTCCCAGCTAACCGTCATGATTCTAATGATGATAAACCTACACTCTCAATTTATCAGCGCCAACAAGTATGGCTTAACACAAGAGATGGCGGTCGTTCTACAATAAGACAGTATTATGAGTGGGTGGAGCTTGACAGCGTAGATGGTGAGGCAATCGGTTCAAACGGAGGTTTCCGCATATACGAATTTGACTTCGCAGCGACAAATGGAGCTTCACGTCTATCTTGTGAAAATATAAAAGAACGAGGAGGGGCGCTGCTATTTGTGTTCAGTCATAGGCTCTACAAGATTGTGTCAATGCAGAAGGATATAGAGATTTTCCTGAAAAACAATGATAGATGTATAGTTCCTCACAAAATAGATGTTATCGGCAATTTGCCGGACATCGGTTGTCTTTCATTTATGAAGTCATTGTTTTACATGATGGGAGCATTCCCATTCGTGAACAGCAATAATGAAATCATACCCAAGTTTTTCTCTGAGATAGAAGATAATCTTCAGTCTGGTTATGTTCTTGATTGGTCATCAAAACTTCCTGGAACCGCATCAGATTTGCCGTCAGAAATAAAATTTTCCACTTCGGATTTCTCTCAATCAAATTATTACTTGATGAAATCCGATGATCTTGATGCAGAGTATGACCCAGAAGATTCGGACGATGATGTGTATGATTCCGGAATTGGGAATCTTGTTGTTGAGAATTCCACACTTAGCATAAGCAATACTGTTATTCAAGTCCCATTTTTCCCGCCATACGTCCTTAATAAAAAATATCCGACATTTGAAACCGGTGATACCATCAAAAGTTGGACGTTAGCAGATTCTGCTGACTCAAAAGAAAGAAATACCATTTATAATCGTCTCGAATTTTGCGACCCAGAACCTGCTCTTGGTATAATTAAAGACCGCACTACCACCAAGGAGTTAAATACTGGTGAATTGGTTGAAACAGGTAAAGTCATGACTATGGAGGTGTGGAATGGGTTCAAAAACCTTATGGAAAATAAATCATATGCATATCTTCAAAAAATCATCCGTAAGCCCTTCGTGATAACTGAAGACATACGTCTCGATGAATTTGACCTTCTCGATATAGATTATACTCGTCCTGTGTATCTTGACAAGTATAATTCCTATTTCGCCCTTGTATCAATCCGACGCGATTCTAACGGCAAATGTAAATGTGAACTGATTAAACTTCCGTAATATGGCCGATACAGATGTACGAACTAAGATATTGGATATCCAAGTGCGTTACAAAGATGCTCTTGATTCAATAGCCAAATACCGCAAAGAAGTGACAGATGCGCAAGTCCGGCAAAAAGAGTTAAAAAAAGAACTTGATGCCGGCTCCATATCGCAGGAGGAATATGCACGGGAAGTCGAAACCTCCCGCATATTCATCACTCAACAGAATCAGGCAATCAATACGCTGACTCGCCAAATCAACAATCAAGAAAAAGCCCAACAGGAAAACCTTGGCTCACTTGTACAATGGCGAGCAGAACTTTCTACCCTTACGGCTGAATATGACCGTTTGAGTCAAGCAGAGCGCGAGGGTGCCCGTGGCAAAGAATTGAAGAACCATATCAATGAAATTACCACGAAACTCAAGGAAGCTGAACAGGGAACGCAACGCTTCTTCCGTAATGTAGGCAACTATCCCAATGCTATGGGACAAGCTGCAAGCTCCACCAATGGGCTTGTGGAGGCTCTTTCCAAAGAGTGTAGGACGGCAGAGGAAGCGGAAGAAGCCAACGACATCCTGCGCCGTGCCCTTGCCGGCATAGATCCGTCTGCCGATGGAGCCGCCGATGCGATAGAAACCCTTAATAAGAAGATTGAAGAGAACAACAATGTTATCCAGGCGCACGAGAATCAAAGTGCCGGGCTTGTTGATTCGCTCGGTGACCTTGTGGGTGTTAACACCAGGTTCGGCAGTTCACTTGAATCTTTATCCAAGAACTCTACCGGCTCCGTATTAGACGGACTCAAAGTCAAGGTACAGGCTTTTGGCAAAACGCTAATGGGACTTCTTGCCAACCCTGTCGTTCTCACTTTCCTCGGTATTGCCGCAGTTGGAGCCGCAGTGAAGTGGTGGTATGACTATAACAAAGGACTTGTGGAGGCTACAAGGATTACATCTGACCTGACTGGCAAGACTGGTAATGATCTTAAGAACTTCCGTAACGAAGTCCAGGCTACTGCCGACACATTCGGTACGGATTTTGAGAGGGTTCTCACCGCCGCCAATAATGTATCCCAGCAGTTTGGGATAAGCGTGGATGACGCTCTCAAACTTGTGCAAGACGGCTTTACATCCGGAGCCAATGCCAACGGTAAGTATCTTGAAAGCCTTGAAGAGTTCCCTGCATACTTCAAAGAAGCCGGCATTAGTGCTGAAGGTTTTATTGCCATTACTACCCAGTCAAGCAAGATGGGCATCGTATCGAATAAAGCTCTCGATACAATTAAGGAAGCAAATATTCGCCTCCGTGAAATGTCTGACGCCACTTCAGGCTCTCTTGATGCAATCGGTCTCAACTCGAAAGAGATTCAGAAACAGTTAGCTGACGGCACAACCACAACGTTTGAGGTAATGCAACAGGTCAGCGGTAAACTTGCTGAAATGCCCGAAAGTTCCAAAATCGCAGGTGAAGCCATTGCAAACATCTTCGGTGGCCCCGGCCAAGATGCAGGCTATAAGTATCTCGCTACACTCAAAGATATGAGTGTCAATATGAATGAGGTGAAAGAGAAAGCCGGAGAAATGGGTAGACTTCAAGAAGAACAGCTGCAGAGCCAAGTTGAACTTGACAACGCCATCGCCGGACTGTTTGATATGACCGGAGGCACTTTTGAGTCTATGATGACGCAAGCTAAGACTTTTGTAAACAAAGGTATCACGGCAATTATCAAAGGCATCGTTGATGTATGCAACTGGTTTATTGAATTATACAATGAATCTCTTTTGGTTCGCAGTATCGTTGCGTCCATTGGGAATACATTCAAGATTCTATGGTCAGTCGTCAAAAACGTACTCGGTTTGATTGTAGATGAGATTGTCGGACTCGGCAACATGATAAAGGGCGCTTTTACTTTGAATTGGGATACATTCTCTGCCGGTTGGGAGAAATTTCGCTCAGCATCCGGCAAGGCTCTTAAAAATATTGTGAACGATACTGTCAAAAGTACCAAAGAAGCATGGGCCGACATAGACAAAGAATTGCCAAAGATTGAAATTCCCGTAGAGGCTAAGCCGACGGTTGACACATCCGGAACTGACGGCACAGGAACAGGAGCAGGCAAAGGTGGCGGGGTTAAATCCACACCTAAGACAACCTCCAAAAGCGGGGGCACCAGTACAAGTTCCGGAAACGGTACTGATCCGAAGAAAGTCGAAGCTGACCTTTTGCGTAAGGCGGAAGACGAGTTGATTAAGATTACCAAAGAGGCTGCTGAAACTCGCCGTAAACAGTTGGAATTATCCTATGACAGACAGATTGCCGACTACAAGAAGAAACTTACGGAGGATAAAACTCTGACGGAGCAAAGCAAGGCGGCAATCCTCAGTATCATCAATTCTCTTGAACAGCAAAAAGCCAACGCTATTGCGGAGTTTAATGCCGAAGAATTGAAAAAACAGATCGAGCATGACACAAAACTTATAGAACTGAGACTCCAGACCGTAGAGGAAGGGTCGAAGGCTGAACTTGACCTCAAACTGGAGAAATTGCAGAAGCTGGAGGAACTAGAGTTGGCTCAGGCGGCTCGTGACTATGAGAACGAGGAAGAACGCCAGCAAGCTCTCGCTGCAATACGCGCCAAGTATCAAGATGAGAAGGATGCCGCCCAAGATGAGTATGACACCGCCGTCTATGAGAAACAAAAAGTCGTTCTCCAAAACGAGATTGACGCCCTCGACATTGCGGAAACAGAAAAACAGTTGCACCGAGAAGGGTGGCGCACCATGACTGATGAAGAAATGGAAGCCGACCGCCAACGCAAACTGGAGTCAATCGGTGGATATGAGGCTGAAAAACTTCGGTTGGAAGAAGAGAAGGCTCAACAAGCTTATGAAGCCATGCTTGAGCGTGGTCAACTCTCAACTCAGACTGAAGCCGAATGGTTGGCAGAGCAAAATGCCGCTAAAGAAGAATGGCTGAATAGGCAGGTCGCCATCAACGATGCTTACGTCAAGAACGAACAAGCCAAACAGCAAGCTGTAAGAGCCGTTACCAATGGTCTCGTAAGCCTCCTTGAGACTCTTGGAGACGAGAATTCCGCTTATGCAAAGATGGCGAAGGTCATCACCCTTGCGCAGATTGCTATTGACACGGGTCGTGCCCTTTCATCAGGCATCGCCAGTGCATCGGCTTTACCGTTTCCAGCCAACCTTGCCGCTATCGCCACGACGGTGGCGACTGTGCTTGCTAACGTGGCCACAGCGATATCTACCGTTAAAAGTGCCAAGTTCGCAACTGGCGGTAAAGTTACCGGTCCCGGTACGGGAACGAGCGACAGTATTCCTGCGATGCTCTCTAACGGCGAGTATGTAATGACTGCACGAGCCACGAAAATGTTTGAGCCTCTATTGGCTGCTATGAACAGCATCGGAGCCGGAGTGCCTATTCAAGTTGCCGGATCTTACGAAAGTGTGGATAATGCCGAAATGATGACGGACTCTTTTGAAAAAGCAGCCCGTGAAATAAAGCCTGTCGTGTCAGTGGTGGAGATTACCGATGCCCAGGAACGTGTAAATATGATTGAAAACATAGACAATTTCTGATGACATGAACTGCTACGAACTGATAAAAGCCAACCAAAGTCTGTTACAAGTGCTTAGAGATAATAAAATCAGCGTTAACGACATAGATTCTCTCCAAATTTATGAAGAGTTTCGCGCCATGAAAAAGCACAACCATAAAACCATTTACTGTGTGTCGGTGTTGGCCGACAAGTATGGCAAATCACAACGAACTATATACAATATCATAGACCACTTCCGCAGTAATGTGAACATATAAAAAAGGCCGGCGGTGTTTCGTCGGCCAATAGTTTTTTTCTTGTGTCGTCAGAAACCTTCAGAGAAAGATGCTTTGGGGTCTGTCTTTATCGCATTCTGTATAAGAGTGGATTCCTTGGCGAGTATCTTGCCAACTTTGTCTTTCTTCCACTCTTTGTCATACGTCTTGGAATCCCCCAGTTCAATGCGGATTTTAGCGATGCCTTTCTCAAGCATCGTAAGTTGTTCCGGTGTGATTGGATATTGGGCTGATATTTGCCACATATTCACACCGGAAATAGATTTCAGCTCATCGGAGCCACCCATATATGTGGAAAGTTCGACGACATTACCATCGAATGTTTTCAAAAGCATTCTACCGCCTTTATGAATTGAGGTTACTTCGCCACAATTTAATTGTATACAAAGCGAATATAGGGAATTCCCCTCGACGGGTTGCATATAGCTTAGTCCAACGAATAACTTCATTCTGTCAGAGAAGCCCCCGACATTCTCTTTGGAGCAAAAGATGTAGCGGTTACCGTCGGCGGGAGTGTCATCTGACACGATTTTCTGAGCGTAGGCTGATATGCCAATCAATGCGCACATCAGCAAAGTGATAAGGTGCTTCATATAGTTTATGATTTTAGTAATTCGGGATAGAAGAAGCCAACCATCCAACGGAAGATACGGCAGGTATAGTAGTGATGATTGTAAGGCACCTTGAAAAATTGCTCTGGCAGTTCTTCTTCGGTAGGGATTCTGTCGGCATAGCCGCCATCAATCTCGATATGCCAACCATCGAAGTCGTACACATCGGTACGCCCTTCTTCCGGAATGATAGCGAGGTGTACGTTATGAGGGTAGTTTTTATTCGTTGAGAATCCCTGTTTGAACACACCGCATACATAGATAGCTTTGTAGCTGCCTTCAGGTTGTTCGTCAAAGGTAACAGTCGAAGCAAAAGGGACTGGCTCCGTTGGATTGGGGCTATTAAATGAAGTGCTGAACTTCTTGCTCCATGAGCCATGCACGCAAGCTGCACAATGCTGGTTAAGCACGCCCTCCCGGACATATTTGGTCCAGAAGCATTTGAATTTTTTCGGGTCGATGTTGTGTCTAATAGTTACCATGTCTCTTCATATTTGCTCGTTATATGGCAACTACCCACAAAAAGACGCAGGACAGCCGCCTAACGTCGTCCGGCCTACCACAGCCGTTTACCCAATAGGAGTGTCCTGCGTGTACGTTTACACAGATACACTATGCCCATAGGGTAAACTCTAAGATAGCCTGTTGTTATCAATGTGGTAGTTCGACGACGGTTAGGCTATAGTATGTCCACTGTTGCAGCCAACATCTTTTGTTGACAGCAACTCGTATGCAAAGATACGAATTTATTTTGGAACAGCCTCAACATCAGCATAAAAAAAATTGCAGATGCGATTAAAATACTGTCCGAAAAGTTTGCGTATATGATTACAAATTACTAATTTTGTGTATTGCAAATAAGATTATTTAATAATCAAATTCCACAGAATGGAAACCTTTACCACGACAACAATTCATACCATCGACTGTCAAGAACTATGTGCTCTAATGACTTGCGCACTTGACTACGGATATAGCTTTGGATTTGCCGATGAATTGGAATTGTGCAACCCTATTGAGGCTGACATATATTTTGAGCAAACTATGGCGGCTCTCTTTGATGGTCGTACTCTTGCCTTTGTTGACAAAGCAAACAATTCCACTTTGATACTGACCCGCGACAATCTACTCAAAGCAGCCTTTGAATTTGCAAAGAAATACCCCGACATCTACAGCCGTGTAGGTGGCAAAGATGGATATTTACCACAAGTTGGAATGTATATCCTCCTTGTCGCCTTGTATGGTTGGCAGAAAGTTGCGACCGACATCGGGCCGAGGTTTGCCCACATCGTAAAACTCAACTGACAATTCAATGCAAATAAGATATTCAAAATCAAAAGACCATCAATATGTTCGACTATCACGAATCCGAGCCTCCGAAAATCTATTGGCTTGAGGTCCGGGCCGGAGTGTCTGCAATAGACCGCCACGAAATCTATGCTGATAAAGAAACGGCACGTCACAAATACGAGTCATGGAAATACGACAGCCAGTTAATGGCTGCCCATGGTCATGTGTCACTCACGGAAATGATTCCTGATGAAAACGACAAGTATGTAGAGTCCCGGAATCTCGGTGAACATCAATGGTAAACACTTTCAGAATAATATCAATATGGAAACAAATCTATTGGAAGTCGGCCTTGCGCCGGAGTGTGTTCATACAGACAAACGCGAAAAGAAATACTATTTGATGAAACGGTTTGTCAAAGCCGCCATCAAGCGTCAGGAAAATGGGCACGAACTCAGAGTAAAAATCGTATCATTCTTCTACGAAACGCCATACAAGTTTTTGGTAATGGTAAACGGAGACGCCCGATTCGATGATGTAGTAGACATCTTCTGCACTCCGGATTTCTCCAATGACGAGCGCCGAGAAATCCTTGCAAACCTCAACATAGTAGCCAAGGAGAAAATGGAATGTGAGGCTGAAGCACGCGGCTATTATATCAACTCCAATCCGGTAATGGCTATAATCACTTTCTAACCATGACAGAAGAACAATTCGCTAAAATAGAGAGCATACGTGGTCAAATCTGCAAAAGCCGTAAAGCCCTCGCCACGCTTAAAAGCAGCTGCTTTATCTATCTTGAACGCAACGAGATACGAACCTATATCCAAGATGAAGAAGTAACCAAAGTTCTCATCAATCTTTTCGAGGAAAGAATCTCAAAACTTGAAAAACAATTTGCGGAACTATGACTACCCCTATAATCGACCCCTCAAAAGTCAGGAAAATGACTTTTGGCAAATATAAAGGTAAGCCTATACTTTGGGTAATAGCTGCACATATAGGTTATATTATGTGGTGCTTTGAAAACATCCAATGGTTTGCGTTAAATGATGATGAGCAAAAATTTTACGACTGGCAAGCAATTGCTATTAAGAAGTATGGTAAGCAAATGACTTTTCCAGTAGAGAACGTATATAAACACGTTAAAGATACGGCTTCGTTAGAAAGTCTTAAAACACCTTTTCAATTTATAGGTGATGACCCCTATTTGCCCAAAACAGAAATTAGTGATTTATTACGTAAGGCCGGAGCTATAAAAGATGTTGATGAATCCGATTCATGCAATCATCCTTGGTGGCTTGGATTACAGCATACTGCCATGAAAATGATAGATGGTATGTCGGAAGAGGAGAAAGAAGAAATGGAAAGTTATGGAATAAGACCGCCAATGCCTCCAATATACTAAAAAAGAAATGAGCAAATCTATAATTGACCCCTCAATGCTGACAGAGGAACAGAGAGCGAATGTTAAGGAGTTCCTTAAACTTGACTACATAAATATTGCGGCAGTCAAATACTTCATAGGACAGGTTTTCGGTAAGGAATTTTTCAACGAGAAAGGAGAATAACATGAAACAATCAAACATAAAAACATCATGTGAGCCGATGCAGCTCACATCTGAGAATGTCGAGACTATCTTCAAGGACTGTCTCGCAGAAAAGGAAGATGGCACACAAATTATTCACGGCGTTGTGCTGAAAGTGGCATTTGACCGCTCTAAGGTCTCGGATAACCGCGAAAACATACTCTCAATGCTCTCTCTATTACCTGAACAATTCCAAATCGGCATAGGTGGCGGTTGGAGCTTCCTGAATCTCTGTGTTGACAAAGCCGGTCGGCAATGGACCGACTTTCATCAGATGTGCGACAAACTTGTGTGCCTCGGCATAGCAATTGGCGCAGTCGAGTTTTGTTTCAAGCAGCGCGAATTGTGGCAAGTATTTCCTGGCGGGATGCCGTATCTTACAATCGACTTGCAGAAAGGAGAATGATATGCGATTGATAAAAGAAACACAGCCCATAGCCCGTAAAGAGCATATTTGTATGTTCTGCGGAGGCAAAATTGAGAAAGGACAACGCTATCTTCGTCAGACTTGTGAATACGGATACATATATGACTTTATCTGTCATGCGGAATGTAATGCAGTCGCTATTGATACTGATATGTATGAGGACTGTGATTCCGATGAAGGATTAACTGATGATATGTTTTGTGAGTACATAGACCAATATATCTACGACAATCATTATGATGATGAGATAGACGATATTGCGGTTGAATGGCAAAATCTCACAATGCACGATAAAGTCTTAAAGATTATTGACGAACTGGAGAAAGGAGAATGACATGAAAAACAAACTTACGATTGAACAGTCAAATCGACTGATTGAGTTGGGCGTGAGTAGGGATATAGCAAGCGAGACTGAAATATACGATGAGCCTTGGCACCGTGCTTATTATGCTGTCTTCACCGTCACGGATTTGCTCAACATCTTGCCGAAAGAAGCCACCTATAATGGTGTCACAGAGACCCTGACAATAATAATTGAACCGCATAGAGCAATGGCAGGTTATCCGTTTGTTAACTCTAACGATGTAATATTTTATGCTCCCGAACTCATCGACGCGCTATACGAGCTGACTATATTTTGCATCAAAAATAAATTTGAATAACAATGAAAGTATGGATTAACAGAGCGAAAGGCAGAGATATAGGCGGTCTTGCAATAGTGGCGGCCCGCTCTGCGAAAGAGGCGCATCGGAAGCTGGTTGCAGAAGATGAGAGCTATTGGGACTGGTATAGGAGTGAAGACTGGGAGGAGGCCCCGATGCTTACAGCGAATACCGATAAGCCATGTTTCATAGCGGAAGAATCGTATCAGGGGTGGTGACAAAAAGTGAGGTTATGAGATCATTTAAATTTCGAGGAAAGCGGCTCAAAACCGACGACCCGCAGCAACGTTGGATAGAGGGTACATTGGCCGCATGGAACGACATGTATGGGAACGACCGGACTTGCATAGTTAGTGCAAGTGGTTACCACAACGATGTTGACCCTGCCACGGTCGGCCAGTTCGCCGGTTTGTACGACTGCAACGGCAAGGAGATTTACGAGGGTGACATCGTAGAGCGCAAAGAGGAAAAATCGGATTATTATCCCGCACAGCCCGGCATTTGCAAAGAATATCCCGAAACACGCAGATGGGTTGAAACACGTTGGTATGTGGTGACATACAACATTGTTCCCCGATTGAATAATTTGGAGCTGCTTTGTAATCAACGCGATGCTGATAAGTTGGAAGTCATAGGCAATATTTATGATAATAAGGATTTGTTGGAGAAAGTATAAATACGAGAAGCTATGACCAAGATTGAAGAAAAGATACGCGAGGCGGCAGACATATTTGCCGAACAAGAAGCGGAGATTGGCGAGATAGACCGCGATGCGCTCTATAAAGGGTTCTATCACGGCGCGAAGTGGGCGTTGTCGCATCAGTGGATAAGCGTGGATAAAGCGCTGCCGAAAGATGAGGAATACGTTTTAGTCGGTTATAATGATGTCTACGGAGTTGGATTCGGAGTAGCAGGTTATTTTGATGAGAAATGGTACACAGCCGATGATAACATTAAGATAGACAAGATTTTCATTTGGATGCCCATTCCGCCGCTGCCCTAAGCGAGAAAGGAGGGAAATGTATGAAAAAACTATCAAAAATAGAAAAAAGAAGTGAATATAGTAGCAGCAGACCGCCGTATTTATGCCAGATATTGGGAGGATTCCGAAATCAACGGCGTGAAAGATGATGCAGAGAACCCTCAAATGCCGTTTATCCGCGCCAATAACAAAGGTAAAAAGTATTGGAATCCCGTAATCTTGCTTGATACCGGCAAGATTGCAAATTGGCCGCAGGGCGTCACCGCCGACATTCACTATAAGTCGTGTGATGAAAACGAAATTGACCTTATCTGCGATGTAGATGCTGGCATTGTAAAAG